CCCAGTTCCACCACCTGATGATGCAACTATAATTCCTCTTAATCTTATTGATGGAGCGATTACTACAGTTGATGTAGCCGCTGTAATTCTTGTAGCTTGTATATCTGATTTAAAACCCATAATTCCTATTGTACCTAAAAAATACTGGGGCGTAAAGACCGCCCCAGTATATTAATTAGTTCTTAAGCTCCTGCAGAACCGAAGATTCCTCTAGGGTCAGACCAGCCGTAGCTGTATCTTTCTCTAGCTTTGAATCTAACGTTTCCAGTGTCAAAATCACCTTCGATTGCCGTTTTGATAGGCGCTCTTACAAAGTGTTTTAATCCATTTGGAGCATCAGTGATGATGAAGAAAGCATCAGTGTCTGTTAAGAAATGGTTGACTCTGTAACCTTCTGGAATCATTCCCATATTTAACATCGCATTGATGTCGTTCTTAGCATATCCAGCACTTGATAAAGTAGTTGTAAGAGGAGTTTTTAAGATTCTCTCAGCAGTAAATTGTAATTCTTTTGGAATAATCAATTTTCTACCTTGTAGAGCAACTTTTAAACCTCTTTCGTCTACAAATGCAGCAATGTCAATTAATGATTGCTCAAGTGATGTTTCTGATAAGTCAGCAGCAGTAGAAAGTATATTTCTAAACGTTCCACCGTTAGCAAGAGGATGATCTGAAGCTAATAAAGCTTTTCCATCACCACCTGTGTAAGAAGCACTGAAACCATTGTTTAAGATGTTAGCCGCAATCGTTTGCTTAGTTTGCGACATTGATCTTGCCAATGCTCTAGTGTATCTCGCAGCAAGTCTATCATACAAGTTATCTTCAATAGCTTCTTCAGTAATAGCGAATGCTAAAGCAATCGTATTATGAGTGTATCTAGAAGTGTATGCTTCTGTAGCATTATCAAATACTACTGGAGCACCTTCTTGTTTGATTTCAGCGCTTGCAAATCCTGATAACATAACTTCTTCTTCGAAAGCTCGATCTGAAGTTTCTGTCATGAAGATTTCTGCGTCTTCGTTATCGTATCTGTTATATTCCAGGCCGAATAGTGCATTCAATCCTGGCTCTAGTTCTTTAACTAGTTGCGAACGTGATATAGCCATAATTTATCTCCTATTATATGCCTGTTTGGTTTTGTTTATAGAAGTGATTGTTTACTCTCACGACTATGTTAGCGTTAGACGTTGCTACATCGCTGTTTAAAGGATCTTGCGATATATCAATTGCCATTAACGGTAACGTGTTTGTAGTATTTGCAGAGGCACTATCTAACTGAACATAAGATATTCCAGTTTGAATGTTACCTGTTACGTTTACTACGTCATAGTTTAAGAACAGACCTGCAAGAGCAACTGTGCCGCTTGCATTGATTTCATAAACCGTGTCTGGACCATCAATTACGAACGCTGTAATGTCTGAAGCGTTTGTGCTTGCTGGATAATAATTTTTCCAAGTCGGTTTTTGAGTTGTTGGGTCTGTATAAAAGCAACCATTGAAAACACCCACAACAGAATTAGTAGTTCCAGCAACATAACGTGTAACTGTTCCATCAGTCTTTGGTATAACCAAATCTCCTTGGAAAATCGCAGTTGTGTTGTTAGCTGATATTCTATATCTGTTCTGAGCATTAATAAATGGACTGCCGTTTAGCTGTCTAGATGGTCTAAGACCAAATTTTTCTAGTACGTTTGCCATTTGTTTTATACTCCTTTTTATAGTTTATATTATTTTTGGTTGGTATTACAAAAAAATTACTTTTTAGTCCCACCACCAAAAGTTACGCGAGATTGTCTATTAATATTAATAGGCATCTCAGGTCGTTGTTCCTTCATTAGATCAGAATCAATCGCGTTAATCCTATCTTGAGTAATTCTTTTGAAATACTCGGCGCGTGATTTAACAATCTCTTCTGGTATCCTAGCCAACACTAGGCCAGCAACCCCGATCAACCCTGCGTATTTTCCGTCATGAATAACTGGGTATTGGTTTTTACCGAATCTACTTACTATTTCCTCGGATCTAACAAACTCCCAACCTTCTCTCATTTTCTTAGATACATTTGCAGTATCTTGAAAACCCATTGACTCGACTCTGATCCATCTATGGACAAAGCCTTCTGGCGCAGGTGGTGCATCCAGAGATGATGGTGGCGCCCAAGGTTTATTTCGATTAACCTTAATTTCTTCGGACGCGCGTGAAGATCTTTTGTTTTCTTTATCGCTCATACTAATTTGCCTCCTTCACGTATTTAGCGTATTCTTCTAGTGGCACCCCTAATTTTTTTGCAATAGCAACCTGTGACTTGGTGAGTTTCACAGTTCTGCGTCCCTCCTGTTTTCTTCCAGCGGAAGCAACAGTCTGAACGGGTCTTTTATTTTCTTGAACAAACTTATGAGGGAAAGTTTCCTTCATACGGTTGTTTATCTCATTATAATACTCATCGCTCTCTAC